TTAGCTGGTTGGGTTTTCTTGTTGCTGGAATGTGAGCTCGTAGGCCACATAGTCCCAGATGGTTACGTCGTAGGTCCATAGCGGGTTGAGCATGATGCAGTTGAAGCAGGGGTTCATCAGGACCTGCTTGATGGTGCCCACGGTCGTTACACCGTACGGGCTCCCAGCTCGTAACCAGAACTTGTTCGGGCTACCGTTCACCGTATCCGTCGCCCAATCCGAGGGTGGCGTAAGCGTGATGGTTCCATTCTGTTGCAGGAATTGGGTTGTGTCGCCGTAGGTTCCGAAGTAGTCGATCTGGCAACTGGAAACGGCGTCACTGAAGATTACTCCGAAGCCGAAGTTCATCGATGGGATACTGTTGGTTTGCGTTACAGACCACAGCAGCACCCCATCCCGGAAGAATTGGAACAGGCCTGGCAGCCACGTTACTATGTAGTTGTGCATTGCAGTGTCGTAGTTCCCTGGAACGGTCGTGTACACATAGTTCGGGTGCTGCGAGAGGACCAGGGTAAGCGTTCCGTTGGTGTTGAAGATGAATTTGAAGACGTTGTCGTTGTTGTTATCGATCGGGTGGACTTCAATCTGCGAGGTTGTTTGTGCGACGGACATTCTGAAGGCTACGATCTGGTAGGGTGGGTATGGATCCGTGCCAGAGAAACGAGAGCCGGGGTAACTGTAGAGGTTGGCTTGGTTGCTGAGGGTGCAGATGCTGTTCGAGTTGGCCGCGTTTCCCTGCGTTAGGGTCCAAAGCGTAGGGTCGAGGGCGTACCTGGTGAAGTCGTCGTATGGAAGCACCAGGTTCAACGTGTTCCAGAGGCTGTTGCCCTGTGAGTATTGCCAAAGTATAGGGTTGTAGAGGCCTGGGGTTCCGACGGTGAATGGCAGCTTGTTGAATTTCTCATGGTACCCGAAGTACGCGTAGTCGGTTGTGGCTGTGAGAAACGTGAACGACCCGGTGCCCAGCTGCGCAAGCGAGGTGTAGTCTGGCCAGCTGAGTAAGCTGATGAAGGTTGCGATGCACCCGACGAAATTCAGGTTGCCCGCGGAGAATGTGCATCCTACATCTGGTGCTCCAACCACAGCGGTGAGCTTCTCATAGTACCCTTGCATGACACCGTTGTTGGTGTTTCCGTCCAGGAGAAGGAAGCCGTTTGTGGGCGTGGTTTCTGTTCCTTCCCACGACGTTATTCCAGCGATCTCTAATTCCTGTGCCTGAGAGGTTAGGGCCGCTGTTCCGGAATCACCGTTGGTAGCAGTTCCCTGATTAGTTGCGGATTGGTCCAAGGTGAGTGGGCCTATGTATTCGCAGATGTCCGCGGATGGACCGTTCCTAGGCGTAGTATTCAGAGTGATTAGTGCACTCTTTCCTGCGTTGGGGCCGACGACTCCTTTCCAGATCTCTACACTGAATTGGCCGGACCAATTCTTAGTGACCTGCGGCGTCCAGGTCACGCCGGTTTGGGTGATGCTTGACACATGTTCGGTGGAGTTGCAGTTTATGCTGATGAGGGCGATTAGAGTGTTGCCGTTCGTCGGCGTCAGGGTTAACGTGTCTGTGAGGGTTGAAGAGCCGCCGGCCGTGGCGAAGGCAGGTCCTTGAACTCGGAAGATTTCGTTGAACACGTTGTCGAATGGTTGTAGCTTCGGTTCTTCCAGGTCGAGGATCCTGGCGGTGCCGTCGGCGAGGGCAGAGATCTGCGCTTTCGTCACCGCATCTAGCGATTCCACGTACCCGTCGATTGTGAACGCGCTACCTTGGCCACCGAGATCTGCCTTGTAATCAAACGCCCTGTACGGTAACGGCACCTCGAAATAGGTGCGGGTTGTTTGCTGCTTGATCATCGTCACGTGGGGCAGCTCGAGGGTACCAAACTTCACCAATTCTAATTCCTCTTAGAGTGACAGGTCTTTCACGTTGGCGCGTACCAGGGAGAGAATGTCAGCCATCCCGATGACCACGTTTGTGAGAACGAGTTCAGCGTAGTTCGCCTTCGTCAGGTCTCGTTTGATCGAGTAGATTTGATAGATTCCGCTGAGGCCGGTGGTTGGGTCGGTTACGGTGATGTAGTCCCAAAGGTTGTAGGTGCCTGATGGGTGCATGTCGGTGAAGTCGACTGTGATTGTGATCCTGGTTTGGTCTTGCTGGTCAAGGATCTGTTGCGCAGCCAGGGCGAGAGCGCCTGGGCTTGAGATGCTCTTCTGCAAGGAAACGGCTTCAATCAACCCGTAGACGAGAGTGCTAACCGGGTCCGTGGCCGTAGAAGTTATCAACGAAGCCCCGGTGCCGGCTCCAACCGCTGTCACCGACGTATCCAGCTGACTCCAATCCTCTTCGTAGTCGGTTAGGATTGCGTTCTTGCCGAGGGCGATGACTACGTTTGGCAACGCGCCGAAGGAGGAGGCGAAATCTAATGTGGCGTTCGTGTTCAGCCTGAACATCCAACCCGTGTCCGTCTGGATCTGGGCGAGGGCGTCGGAGAGGAACTCATAGTCGGCGACCAGGTTGATGGTGTTTCCGTACGAGACGATAGTGCCAGGGCTGATGCCGCAAGGGTAGTTGGTGAGGAGGGCGTTTATGATGTTCTTCGGGTCATCCGTGTAGGCGTTGTTGACAACGCGCCGTTGCAGGAGAACCTTGTTGTCGACGCCAGTGATCACTGTCTGCGGGGTTGTACCGGACTGGCGTTTGCGGCCCATGATGCGGCCTACAAATTCCAGGACCCCGAAACGGTAGATCTGAATTAGCCACCAACCCCCAACCGAGTAGGTCATGATGGGGGTGTCAATTTCGAAGCTTTGCGGTTGGAACTGCGTGCTTAACGTGTAGTTGCCGGCGCTGGTCTTAATCTCCTGGCCTGAAATGAAGACTTGAAAGCCTAGCGTTGATTTGAGCACGGGCTGTGTTGCGATGACGTCGATCAGTTGCTGCACTGCAGAGGCGCCGTAGGTAGCGTCACCCGCGAAGTTTCCTCGTACTCCACCCAGGCCAGGGAGCGCACCAGCAGTGAAGACGGTTGAGGCATGACCGTTCGAGTCGGTTGTCGCGCTGGCTGGACTGACTGAGCCAAGGTTCGGCGTGAAGGTGATCGTTCGGCCTGAGAGGGCGACACCGTAGGCGTCAGTTAATGTGAACGTAACGGTTGCTGAAGTCGGTGCGTACCCTGAACCAAGCATGTAGACTTGTGGGTGATCCACTGTGACAGTCATGACCGACGAGTTCGGTAGCCAAGTGTAGACGTCGCCACCCCAGATGGCCGCGGTTGAGCTGGTGTAGAGAAGCGACACGCCATCCGTGTTGTAGACTTTGAAGTAACCAAGCAACCCGTAGGCGCTGGTTATGTACGGGGTGATATCGGAAACCAATGTGCCGGTCAGGCCGGTTGATGGTTGGGTATAGGAGAAGAGTAGGGTTCCGCCGGAATTGTACAGCTCAATCTTCTGCCCACCCAACAACCCAACGATCAACACCGTCTTGTCGGACATGATCATGAGGTCGTCCCAGAAGATATGGACTGGGACCGGCTGCAGAGAATCGCTGCTATTGATCACCTTCATGGTCAACGTTTGCGCACCGGTCACCGTGACCGACTGCCAACCGTTGGTTTCATCGAAGAAGTCGTTCACAACCGGCAACGCGCCGCCGTAGTCGCTGACCGCGTCATTGTTGAAGAAACTTTGCGAGCCCAAGGTTAGGCTGCACATGTAAGCGGACGGGTAACTGTCTGAAAGAAAGTCAACAAGGAATATGTTGTCACCGCCTGTGAGTCGACGGAAATCAGCATTTAGGGGTGGAGGGCCACCCACGTAGGTGTAGGTCGGCCCGAATAGTAGCGTGCCGTCAATGTAAAACCAATACCAAAACTGGGTCTTGTAGGTAGCGTCCATTCCAAGTTGAACTTCGTACACGTGCATGTTCCCGTCTATGGCCTCAAGGCCCCATGCTCCTATCGAGTAGCCTTCGGTGTAGGCTTCGAAAGCATCGCCGTTGTAGTTGGTTTGCACCCCAGCGGTGCCGTTTGACCAACCTTGCCCTTGGTAAAATGCGTAGAAGCTGCCTTTGAAACCGGACGCGATCTGAAACCTCGCGCACAGCCGAACGTTCTGAGACAGAACTGTGGGTATCCACTTGGACAGACTGGTGATTGGGCTGTCGGTGCTCGGAGTGTTGCTGACGGTGGCCAGGCTGTTCCCAACCGCGGCCCCTCCACTCCACCTGCTCCCAAACTGGTTCAGGGCTGACCCGAGAAAGTCGTCGTAGGCTGCACCTTTCACGTTCAACCCGCGGAAGCAACGAAGAAGAGGATGGCCACCGCCCGGGATCGTTACGGACTTCGTGAGTGTGATGAAGGCGCTTGGCGACCAGTCCTGGGCGATCTGGAAATCCCAGGAGTTACTACCAGAATGCGCCGCCTCATTCGAAACTACAATCACAGACTTCGTGGTGCCGGCTATGCTCGTCGTCCAACCATCAGTGGCGGGCGTGTTGTCGCAGGGCTCAGCCAGGATTAAGCCTGAAGCAGATTTCGTGAGTACACCGGCCATGAAGGGGCGCTCCTAGTGGATGACGGTGGTTCTGCGTCCTCGGCCGAGGTTCTGGTACATTGTCTTAACCAAGCGCTTCTGCATGATCGTGGAAATTTGTTGACCGTCCAGGTAGACAGCGACGGGTATGGTGAATGATTGGGCCTGGGCGCCGGCGCCGAGGCCTCCACTTCCTACGGAAGCGGTTATGTTGGGTTTGATCGCTTGCAGCATAGGAACGATACCCTGGGATCCGTTGATGCTTTCCTTGAACACGTCTTGAATTGCGCCCATGCCGGACTTGGTTTGGCCCAGCATCTCGTTCAGCATGTCTGGCCAGATGGAGTACTTCGAGACTTCAGCTTCGGCAGCACGCAACCGAGCTATGATGGCGTCAACTGCAGCTTCTATTGAGGCCACGATGGCGTTGAAGTAGGTATCCGTCTGCGAAGACATCTCACTGACCATACTATTCCAGGTGCTTTGCATGAGAGCTGCACCGGTCACTATCGCAGCCGTCATTTGATTAACGCCAGTCGTGGTCATGGAAACAATGTTTTGGAATTGGGCGGACCAGAACGGTTGGAACCATTTCATAAAGTCCTCGAACGATCCCTTGATCAAAGGAATTTGCGCGAGTATGTCGTTCACGAGAGCCATCCAAGCCGTATCACAATCCAGCAGCACCTGCTGGAACGGTTGAAAGATGGTGACGAGGACGTTGGCGCCGACCCGAAGGACGCCTTCAATTTGCGTAAAGCCCTGAGAGAAGGTCGCCTGAATCTTCGTGAGAGCTGAGGCAACGACAGTTTGAAGTTGAGTCATGGCGGTGGTGACGAGGGATACGGCTGCAGGCCCAAACTTCTGCAGCACACCTATCGCATTGTTCCATGTGTCTGGCCAGATGGATCCGCCAATCAACCAGTCAACGAATGATTGAATTGGCGCCATCCAACTCGCTTTGCCTGATGTGAGAGTGGAAGCAATCGTGCTGGTTGCCGTGGTCACCGCGGATTGTGTTCCCTTGAAGGCGCCGGCTCCAACCGCATCTAGGGCGTTGAGGCTAGTTGTGAAGAGGTTGAGTAGGGCTTTGAAGGGGTCGTTGGCGCTGAGGGAGTTAACGAAATTGTCAAACGCCGTTCGAGCAGCCTGAAGCGCATCCGTCATACCCGTGCCAATAACCTGGCCAACTTTGCGTATGGCACTTGAGACCGTAGACGCGATCGTATCGAATATTCCTGGAATGGCGGCTGCAAGTTCCTGCATTCCCGTAACCCAATCGCCTTTCAGAATATCCGTTCCACCCTGGATGGCCTGACCGAGAGCTGGAAACTGCGCTGAGATAGCGCTCTGGATACTAGCAAGAGGCCCTGTGATCGCATCGACTATGGAGCCGAAGGTTGTCTTTGCGCTAGACACAGCTTGGCTTAGAGAACTGGTGATGCTTGTACCGACCGCTGACAGAGGCGCGACAATGTCGCTTTGAATCTGCTTCATCGCCGCCGCTGGGATGGATTGCAGATTCTGCCAAACTTTACTCCAATTACCCTGCAGCAAATCCATACCGGTCTGAATCGCCGCGCCTAGAACTGGGAACTGGGTGTCGACGGTGCTTTTGATGGAATCCCAAACGGACGACGCGGCCGCAACCATGGCCGTCCAACCTTTCTGCAGGCTGGCTGACAACGAATCGGTCGCCGCGGTTGCTGCAGCCGGCAGACTACTCAGGGCTGAAGAGACTGTAGACCCAATGGAGCTGAGGCCGGTGGAAATTTCCGAGGGTAATTTGCCTAGCGCCGATGAGACAGTTGTTTCTAGGCCAGAGAACCAGGTAGAAGCTCCAGCTAAGGCCGAGGAAACCGCAGACCCCAGCCCACTCAAGCTCCCAGTTACCATTTCTGGTAAGCTGGATAGCGCAGCCATGATGGCTGAGTCTGCTTGCTGGAACGGTTTCGCGATTGCATCTGCAATTCCGCCTAGACCTCCCGCGGCTCCTGATAGGGCGGAGCTGATTTGGCCACCAATAGTTTGGAACCCAGAAACAATGTCCTTGAAGGCGCTGTCAAGAGTCGACTTCACCGAATCAAACGCCGACCCGAGAGCTGTCTGTAGACCCGAAAACCAGGTTGAGGCTCCGGCTAGGGCGTTGCTGATGATTCCTGGTAGGCCTCCAAATGCATCGTTCACAACCTTGCCTAGATCAGCCCAAGCCGCTCCCCAATTTCCAGATATCACGTCCTTGAATGTGCTGAACGCGTCCGCGATCAACGGGCTTTGAGAACGAACAGCATCCGCAACTTGGCCAAAGATCGTTGAAATACTTTGAACCAAACCGCCAGATCCGGTAAACGCATCGGATACCATCTTGACGAAATTACTGAAACCCCCACCTCCAGCCCCGGTAGGAGACCAAGCGTCGTTCCATAGCTTCTGCAGGACCCCGATGCCCTGCATGAAAGCCGTGCCGATCTGGCCACCAACCGCGAACAGGGAGTTGAAGGCGTTGCTGATGTCTACGCCAAGGTTTGAGATGGTGGTGGTTACTGGTTTGAGAGCGTTCCCTAACCATTCGCCAATTCCAGAAAGCTCGGACGTGATAGTGGCCTGTACTCCCGAAAGGGCGTTGGTAACAACGGTGTCGATTCCACCCCAGTTATTCTTCCAAGCCTCCATCGCCAAACCGACAGGTCCGGTGAGGGCTCCGACTAAGAGGTCCTGCCAGTTCGACTTCAACCAGGTTCCAATTCCGCCAAGCGCCGAAGAGATATCGCCCCCTAGCGAACCTAGCCAGGATGCGAAACCTGAGAGTGCACCTTCAATGTCCGAAACGGCGCCGCCTACGATCTCTCTGATTCCACCCCAATCATGGGTCCAAGCTTCGTATAGGAGGAGGGCGACGGCTACGATTGCGATGATTGCGATACCTACCGGGCCGAGAGCTGCACCGAACCCAGCTAACGCGTCACTTGCTCCACCAAACACTCCGCTTAGGGCACCGATGCCTCCTGCCAGGTTGCTGACCTGGGACAACATCATTGGCAGCTGCATCGCCATCATGGCGTATTGGATCGTACTCTTCTCGTTGTACATGTTCAAGCGGTCTTGGGCGAGTGAGAGGTTTTGCATGGCCAACTGGGCTTGCTGACTGTTCTCTCCATATTTCTTCACGGCTGCGTTGTACGCGTTCTGGGCTTTCTCAACTGAGAGGGTAGCCGACTGAACGCGCAGCTGCATCATTTGGGTGCGTTCAAAATCCATGACGCCTGAACGCAGAACATTAGACAACCCGCCGTAAGCTCCCATGGCGGACATGGAACTTTCCGTGGTCCCATCGAGACTGTCGCTCTCGTCGTCCAACGCCTCGCTTGCTGCACCAGATGAGTTGGCAAGTCCGCCCATGGATCCGGACATGCCCTCGGCGGCGCCTTGCATATCCCCGAGATTGCTTTCAACACCCTCTATCGTGTCACTCGCGTCGTCGATTGCCGAGATAACTATGCTAACGTCAGATTGAGACATTCAATTCACGCTCCTTTCGTAAGCCAGCTGATTGAGCCGGTTACGGATTCAACTCGTAGGTTGTTGCGTTCCAGGAATGCTGCGAGGGCGTTACGGACGGGTGGATGTGTGCCCTGGCTGTCGTGGATGGCCATGCGACCTCCTGGGAGAAGTTTCTCCCACCACGCGGTCATGTCGAATAGGGCGTCTGCGAAGATGTGGCTGCCATCAATGAAAACCAGGTTAGGCCGAATCCCAAGCATCGTGGCGCCCGCGCTACTCATCGTAAGCGGAGTAACCGTACCCTCTTTGATGAATTGGTCAAGGTTCCGGAGAAAATCAGCTTTGTACCTGGTGGGAAAGAAACTGTCTTCGCCAGGGTTGCCGGTGAAAGGATCTACAGCGTAAACCATCTTCGCTATACCGTTGACCTGGGCACCGAGAGCTAGGGCGTAAGTAGACCGGCCTTTGAACGAACCAATCTCAACGATACGCCCCGTTTCAGGAACCTGGACAGCCGCGTCGTACAGAGCGTCCGCTTCCTCAAGGGTTAACCAACCATCAATTTGGTGGAATGCTGTTGATTCGCTGGGTCGCAACATTCTCACTCGTCTTCGCCTGTCTGCCGTTCCATTCGACGGTTCCAGGCTTCTATGAGCCACCGCTTCTGCAACGGTGTGAGGTCGGCGATGGTTCGAACTAGAGGTATGTGTGCGTCGAAAACCAGCATCGCAAGCTGGTCACTTAGGCGGCTCTCCGTGAAATTTCTCCACGTCGGCCGCTGGAGCACCTAAGCCACTTATCTCGAGAACACGTCGAAACACCCTAGCCCTCTCCATACCAGGTAGGATCTCCGCGAGTTCGTCAGCTGACAGCTGTTCGTTCTCGGCGCCAACAAGGGATTCGGCTACGATCTCGTCCAGGAAGTGCAGCTTCGCTAGGCCCTTCTCGTCGGCCGTGACGTCTGTCGATGTTGGTCGTTTGATCAGGTCCGCCAGGCTTAGGCCGGTCTTCTGGGCTGCCCTTGCGATCGCTAACTCCGAGAGGGCGTGTACCTCGAGCTCGTACTTTGAACCATCACGGCCGGTGACCGGAATTGATTCTTTCTTTCGCTTTCCCTCAACGATCTCGCGGTTCAGGCGTTGGAATTTACGTCGGTTCTCTAGGATCTCCTGTTTTCTTTCTTCACTCACCATTCTCTCTTCCCTCCTTCAATTTTTGAATCAACGCGTACTCGTCTTCGGGAACCAGGTAGAGGCGTAGGTTACTGTTCTTCGCGTAAACCAGCTTGTAGCGGGTGTCGCGTTGCAGTGTCTGTCGTAGAAGAATCAGGTCTCGCAGCTTGCCTTGAACGACAACGCCGCCGGTCAGATAGACGTCGAGGTCCTCAGGTTGAATGTTAAGCGTTGGGGAGGGTGACTTTGTATCCAAAACTTTTCGCCCACTCCTGGAGCGTTCGTTCGCTGGCGGCCGGATGCTGTACGAGGTGGATGCCTTCAACGCCGGTGTCGACATACTGTTTGTAGCCGGCGTCTGTGGCTTTGAGGCTGAAGAAGATGTCTTCACCGATCTTCCCGGTGAACAGGAACCATGGTTCAGAGATTGTCTGGAAGACGGAGCGTTCGGTCAGGAACATTCCGCCTGGCGTCACGTCGCACTCAATCAGTTGGTTGTATGGGACGTCGTTGATGTTGACGTATGGGAACGTGTGGCCTATCAGCTTCTTGTCTTTAACAACCAGGTTCATGATGATTGGTCGGTGCGGCATTCCGCGTTCCAAGTAGAGACCGCTCACGATGGGTAGGTTCCTGGCCAGGAGTTTGAGAATTGCGTCGGGTAGCAGGAGGGTGTCGCAGTCCCAGAAGAACAGGTGCGTGGATTCGGACTGTTCAAGGAAATACTTCACAATGTTGTTTCTAGCCCGGTCGAGGGTTAGGCCAGGGCCGACGGCTTGGTGAACGGCGATTTTGACGCCAGCTTGCGCTAGGGTGCTGATGTTGGCTAGAAGGGATGCGGTGAATCGGGCGTCGACGTGCGCGAAACGGCCTTCATCTTCACGTAGCGGAATCCCAAGCAGGACAGATTTGCTACTAACGGTAGAAGAAGATTCCAATTTACAATTTCCTTCCTTACAATTTTACGGACGGATTAGAGGGGGATTGTCTACGTGGTGTAGATCGCATCAGCCATGAAGTCGTACTGTTCTTGAACGATGCCGTCCACTGAACCTGCATTCGGAGTGTACGTGCCTACAACATTGCCGAACGTGTACTTGATGCCAGTCGCGTTGATTACGACTCTGAGGTACTTGCGGGTTAGGGCTGTGGTTTCGAAGGCGTTAGCTTCCTGGGCGAACGCATAGCTCAAACTCGAGTCAACTACGGTTTCGTCGTAGTCGCGTTTCACGGTGCCCGTTATCTTGATGATGCCTTCTTTGCTTATGGTGGCTCGTGTGCCGAAGCCTGATGGTTCCTGGGTTAGGCCTTGGTCGATCTTCCAGGTGACGGATTGAATGTTACCGATCGCAGAGTTTGTGGTAAGCAGCGCGGTTGTGGTGGCCATCGTGACCGTTACGTCTGTGCCTTTATACTTAACCAAAATTTCGTTCACCTCTTCCTGGTTTCATCAAAGCCTCCCAAGCCTCTCGGTCTGGTGAAGCAATGACCGTAATACTGTACTACTGGCCGAATGCGTTCGCGACGGCCGCAGCTATCGCGTCCTGCAGCTGAGGGTAGATCTGATAGAAAGCTGGGCGAATGAAAGGGAACGGCCCAACAAACCTCCCAGTTCCATGTTGATGGTGTCCGAACTCAACGTATTTCGCATAGGACGCGAGCGCGGTCAACGTCAACGTGAGGCCGTCTACTTCGTAGGTAATTGTTGAGCGTAGGTATCCAGTGCGCACGCGAACCATACCTTGGGCAGCGTCCTTCATCTGAGAACCTCCCTGGTCCAGGGCCTCTCCGATACTTTCGGTCATGTTGTCTAACCCGTCCTGGAGCATTGCAAGGGCTGCGCTAGTGTCGACTTCCACGTCAAGTTCAATGCCCATGTCTTACAACGCTCATTTCGCTTGTTTCGCTTACAACACTTGGAACGCTTACGCGGCTAGGCTGTTTCGTACAAAGAACGCTTCAATCTCAAATTCGCTTCTCCGCAGAGGGTAAGGGGTGGCGGCGGGTTCGTCTAGGTCACGGAACACTCGAACCCGCAACGTGTGAATGCCAGACGGAACCGGTGGGATTCCATATTTGGGGTCGACGCAGTTGGCGCGGATGATCTCACTGATTTGTTGAACTAGCTTCCACCGCATAATCTCATCCGTAACAACCTGCTTCCCGGTACTGTCGAACTTGTCGATTGCCCACACGTCCACTTCAACAATGTAGACGTGGTCTTCGCCGGTTGGGTTGCTGTTGTAGCCCATGCCGCTTGGGTCGACCGCGTCGTTGAGCATGGTTACTGTGACCATGGCGTCGAAGCCTTTCATGATCTCGTCTTTGTACCATCCCGAAGAGATGGAAACGTTGGCGGGAGTTTCGCCGTCGTCTTTCGTGACGCTGATGTTCTCCTGCAGGATATTGAGAACCGGTGTTTTCGGATCCTCCAACTTTCCTACTCCTCTACTCGGTTATGATTCGAAGCAACGCTACTCCGTAGATAGCGACGTCCTCTAGCAGGTATGGGTAGGATAGGCGAACCTCGAAGTCAGTGCCGGCGCCCAGGTTGGTGATGTCCGTGGAACCGTAGGTGATTCGGTCAAGCATCTGAATGTTCAGGGACGGGTCGTAATGCATCCACAGGTAATGTTGCATCTGGAAACCTGCATCAACCAGTTTCACGTCCGCAGGTCTCATCAATCGAATGAGTACCCTGATCGTTGACGGGCTGAATTTGGCGGTTGGTTGTCCGTACGCATCTTTCCCGGTGACGGTGCGTTGTTTCCAGGCTACGGCTGTGCCTTCCTGGGCGAGTTGGTTAAGGAAATCTTGAGCTGCAGAGGCAGCTACGGAACTCAAGTTCATCACTCATGTGAATCGTAAGGCGGTTGAATGTGGGAGCTCCTGGTTGAGGCGTTGTGCGATGTCTCTCCAGTAACGTGCTGCACTCTCGGTCTTGGCAATGTGGGCGCGATGGAGGGCTTCAGCGATGTAGCTGTGAATCAGTTCCGTCCATTCGGGGCGACTCATGGCCATGCTTCTTCGCCCTCACGGCATCCCTGCAGGACTTTGCCCACCAGTGGTGGCCAGGCTGTTCTGTGTGAGTTGCAGAATCAACATCTTCGCCTCGTTCATGTACATGGTAACGAGACTTTGGTAGCGTGCGCCACGTTGACTCTTCGCCAACCGCGCATCACCAACCTGCACATCGAAACCTGTGATCAATAGATTGCCGCTTAGCGCAGCCAGGATGAAGGCGCCGGCGTACTTGAGCCAAAGCCTGTTCACAGCCCCGATGGTGTTCGCGTCGGTGCTACCCCAAATCGCGCTGCCCAGGAACCAGGCTAGGTAAGCTCCCACTGAAGTGATTTGGGCGTTCACATTCGTTTCGCTGATCGCATCTGTGCCGAAGGTTAGCGTCCTAGACGGCGTGGTTCCTGTGGTCTGCGCGTTCAGATCTGCGACTATGTTATCGTATGTGAGTGCTGGTGCCGTCATTCATCTTCCCACCTGAAAATCAACCTCAACCCGTCGCTGCGTGAATGCGAAACCGTACTCGACAATGAAAGTGCAAGTTGGGTTTGGACAGTACATGAAGTACCGCTTTCGACTCTCAATCCACTGCGGCGCCGAGTTCGGGTTGAGAACTATCGGATTCCCGTTCCGGTCCTTGGCTGTGGAAGGATCCTGGGGAATGTACCACATCTGGTCGCCACTGTACGGACAGATCACCGTGCAATCATGGGTGGTGTCGAAGTGACCTTTCGGCACCCAAACCAGCTGCCCACACACTGGGCAGCGGATTACTGAGAAATCGGAAACGTTCTCAATGCCGAATATGGCGCCTTCTCCAAGAGGATGAAATTCCTGGAACCGCCAACCATACTCATCACCAGGACTCGCGCTCAAAGGTTGTTCACCGTGTTAACCTGAACAACGTCAACAATCACAGTGGTCAATGCATCTCTCGCAGTTCGGGCAAACGAAATTCCATTTCACGACGCAACCGCATTCCGCCTGAACTCCGCGCAATGCCCCAGCTGAGGCCACCCGTATGTTTCCAGTGACCACGTTGAGGTTGTAGTGGACCACGCCGGCAACGATCGTTCCGATTAGTCCGGAGTAGAGGTACCAGAGGCCTAGTTGGGTGAGTAACCACAACAGGAAGATGTTGACCAGGGTGCTTGCGATGCCGGTCCATCCGAATACGATGCCACGCCATAGATACAATCGAGGTTTCAACGTTCGTTACTTCTTTCTCCGAGATGGTTCCATACTGGGAGTATGCGATATGGTGCCATAATCTCAAAGCCTGAAGGCTGGGCTGACAGTGTACATTGGGTTGAGGTGCCGTTCGTCGTGGCCGCAGAACCAACTGGCGCCCTCTTCGGCTGCTTTCACAGCTGCCTCGAGGGGAACCAGGAGAGGCCAACGGCAACGTGTACAGAATACTCTTGCGAGTTCGTCCAAAGCAATTACCAGGTGATCGTAACAGGCCCCTAAAAAGCGGGGTAGGAATTAGTGGGGTCGGACTATGTTCCGTCGTATAGCACGTTAGTGCCGTAGTAGTTGTTGCTCCAGAAGTGAGTTCCTGCGCCTGGCGTGTAGGCGTTGGCCTTAGTGGCGTGTCCAACGTAGTTGTTCACAACGTTGTGTCCATTGCCTGAGCCTGTGAAGTCGAAGCCTGCTGTGAGTGCCCATCCGTATGTGGCCTTCTGGATCATCCGGTTGAGTTCCATTAGGCAGTTCTCGGTGGCCGTGTTTATTGCGGCGATGCCTCGTTGGCAGCCCTGGAAGTAGCCATGTTCGACAGCGACTTCGTGGCAGTATCGGGTTCCTCCACCGCCGAGAGTTACGCCCTCTTTCAAGTAGTAGTACAGGTTGTCCTTTGCTAGACCCGTCTCGGCTCCGTTGAAGCCTATACCGTTTATCGTGGCCGCACCGTTCACGTCACCTTGGAGTGTGCAGTTCACTATGGCGCAGCCTCGGCCGCCGTGGGCGTCGTCGATAGCGATATGGTAGAACGGGTTGCCTGTGTCTGCTCCGTAGAATTTGAGGCCGGCGACTAGAACATCGTCGGCTTGGATCTCCAAACCGGCGTATGTGGTGCGCAACCCTGAGTAGTCTGGGTTGGAGGTAAGCAGCGAACCCTTAGTGACAAAGCATGAGTCCCATCCGCCACCCATCCCGTACTGTAGAGCTGCGCCTATGAGGTGGACCCCAGGGACGTTGATGATCTGGGTTGAAGGCATGGCGTTTCCACCTGTAAGCCTACCTTGGAATATGATCGCGTAGTGTCTGCCTCGTGGATCTGGGTACAGTTTATTGAGAACCGCCATGGCGCCGTTAATTGTTTGGAGGGCATGGGGGAAGTCGGCTCCTGTGTAGCCATCGTTCCCATTTCCAGCGTCAACGAATAGTACGTTGTCGTAGACCGATGAGGCCAATGCTTCTAGGATGTTGATTCTAAGGAGGTTTCTTCTGTCGTCCATGATGTCTGGTTTTCCTGACATTTCGTATCACCTCGCTCGAGTCAATGGTTTGTTTCAACCAGCGCGACGTCGGCATATGCCAAGGCAGTCACCATTTGGTAAGGTGATTACCATGTGGCAAATCAATTACCCGTGTGAACGTGAGCCGCCAACGAAGAAAATGGCGGAGAACTTTGTTTGTGTGCATTGAAGCACACGATTGAAGCCTAAGCGTTCGTTAAAGCGCAGATGGCTAAGTATCGGAGAACGCCCAAGTTGATTCTGCTGGTGAAGGCTGCGCCGGAAAGGTCCTTGATGGGGTCGATGAGGTGTTCAACGGTGACGTCGCGGCGGATAACGAAACCCGCTGCGCGTGCAGTGTCAAGGAGTAGTGATGTTCCTGCTGGTTGCAGTGTGCTGGTTAGGGTTCTGAAGCCCAACATCTGGCCAAAGAACTCCTGCGGACCCAAGGCTTTCTTCATCAATCCACCGAAGTAGAACGCGTGGATGAACATGTCATCCTGAAGTACGGACGCTTCTTCTGATGGGTTGACAACCAGCGTGTCTGGAAATGCGTTCTGGCCACGTAGTTGGCCAATGCCCTTGACAATATCTCCATATGCTAAGGTGCCGTGTGTGTTGCAGTCTTGTGTGCAACCATAGCCTTGGTAGTTGTTGTTTGAGGTTGCTTGCGTGTTGAGGATTGCGATGCCAAGCTCATTTTCAGGTGTGGAGATTAATTCCACATTTCCTTCTGAGCCATGGCCCTGCCGCCTTCTGCGAGTTGTCTTGCGACAACATCCCATACGGCGTCTTCGACGAGTTCACGAGAGATCTGGGGTCGTACCCCAATCTTTCTCATGCCCACATCGACATAGTCGTACTTCTCGCCTGCGATGGGAATCTCAGCGGCTTCAGTTACATCGAAAGCTCGAGGGATCAGAATGGCGCGAATGAACCTGTATGTTGGGTTGTTGGTGTGCCAGATGGTGACGAGTTCTCTGAAGATCAGGTTGGGTTGCAGTGCTTCCCAAACTATACGGTTGATCTCGGCGACCGCGTACGCTTGGTCAGACAAGATCATTTCCTTAAGCTTGGGTTTCACCTGTTCCTTCAACCGCAGGAAGGTTTGGTCGCGGCCGATGAGGTCCCCGGGCACGAAGCCTGGGCCGAAAATGTTGACTTCACGAAGCCGTGCGTACTCCTTCAGCTTCTTCTCTGTATCACCTGGAGACTTTGATTCAGGACAGAAGACTGCTAGTTCCTTCGCTGACGGTGGATCCTTGCGGTCCCAGTTTTTGTCGTAAGCAGTTTCGAAGGCTTCAACAATGTCATTTATTTGAACTGGCAATGTTGTTCTCCTACACGCCCGCGCAGTCCACAATCACGAGGATCGTGTCGCCGCTGGCTGCGTTCTGCAATGCTGTTCCGAAGGCTGCGTTGACGGGGTCCGTGCCGACCACGTAAGCCGCGATGGTCGATTGGCCTGCAGCTTTGACTTTGGCACCAGCTGCAATAGCAGCGGCTGATGCTGTGAGCTTCGTCTTACCTCGCACTATGACGGAGACCCATGTTTGCCCCATCACAGTGTACACGCGTTGTACGACGCCGATGACGGGGTCGCCGGCGCCGGCTGCGACTACTTGGAGTGGTTGACCAGTGGCGGTGGCCAGCAATTTGACGAGGTCGCCAGGGTTGACGGTTCCAGTGTTGAGTAGGAATGACTCTGTGTTAGCTTCTCCGACGTAAGCTCCCAGAAGAACTTCTGGGGCTTGATCAGTCAATTTCTTTATTCACTCATAATTTATGCTCCGACCTGTTGAGCGATGCGACCACGGACACCCCTCTAACATGGGTGTAGGTGACAATCTACCGAAACGCCACTCACCGCTGGCGTTGGCTCCGTCACGAAGTGACCATGAAAAAGGTAGGACGTGGTTGTGGGTATGGTGGTGCGCAAACACCCAACCACCCAGACGCTTAAAACCAATCAGCAGGACAGATGTAATGGCTCACAAATGGATGATGTCTCGGTGCATAGATGAGGACTAATCATGAAAGAGCCTTATGAGAAAATCAGCCCTACCGCGAAATTCGTAGCCTACCTCAGAACCTTCACTGACATTCCGTTCGCTAAGGAGATGGCGGAACAGAGTGGGGCAGAGAGAATCTACCAAGAATTGGCCGGTGAGAGCAAAGAATCGCTCATTAGATTCAGTCCTTACTGGGAAGCACGCTACAAGGTCACCAACCGAATTATCATGGAGCGTGGCATAACTCAAGTCCTAGAAGTTGCTGCGGGGCTTTCGCCTCGCGGTATAGCGATGACTGAGAACTCCGAAATGGTTTACGTGGTTACTGACCTGCCGCAAATTCTTGACCAGGAAAAAGCGATAGCTGAAGCCATACTTTCGAGGCTGAATAGCCCCCGATCGAATCTCCACTTTGAGACCGCAAATGCCCTTGACCACGAAAGCCTATCGAGGGCATTGTCGATTTTTAGACCCGAACGACCCGTGGCAATAATCACCGAGGGATTACTGCCTTATTTCAATCGTGAGGAGAAAACGGTCTTGGCAAACAACATCCACGAGCTTCTCAGTAGGTACCGCGGAGTCTGGATTGCTTCGGACGTTTACACAGAGCAATACGGGGAAGCAGTATATCGGCTGGACGAGAGGCACCGAGAACGACATAACAGAATTGCAAGCAGCACCGGAAGCAACCTTGAGAACAACTTCTTCGCCGACGAGGACGACCTGCGGGCATTTTTCGATAAGGCTGGATTTCAGATAGAGGAATATCGATACTTGAACGTGGTTCAGGATTTGTCTTCGGTAAGAATCCTGAACCTCACGCAGGAAGACACGAAAAGAGCATTCGAACTCCTCGCTGCGTCGAAGTCGTTGATTCTAATCCATCGAAATACATAGCGTCTGTTCAAGCCAGTTGCGATCAGTCACACTTCGGCTTACCCCAAACTAACATTCACATATCCGCCTGGGCTCTCAAATTCATTACGGTATGGTAGTGCGGACGACTGAATTTGAACTGTCACCTAATTCCCTTGAGCTTGGTCATTGTCTCTTCGAAGCTTTCGGGGCGACCAGTTCTTGACGGATACTCGACTATGAAAATGTAGGAATGAAACTGCGGGTCGTAGGTTATGCTGGGTAGGAGGCGGAAGTGGGTTGTGTGAAGTATCTCCTTCACCTGCGCTCGGGCGTGTGCGACTAAGGATTCTAGGGTTCGGATCTTCTGCCGCTCATCGTTGATGGCTATCGCTTTGCGAACGAGGAATTTTTCACGCAAATCTATTCAGGCTTCCAACCTGGTATCTTCGATTGCACTTCGCTGAGGATGCCCATCTGCTCAAACACATCTGGGCGCGAGAGTGGGACGGCCCTTTGGCCGTATAGTATGCCGCAGTGGCTGCATCGATCGCGAATCGTTACCTCTGCAATCTCAGGCTTCATTTTCAAGTTTGCTTTGGTGACATCGATCTCTCTGGTAATGTCGAGTTTGTGGTAGCTTTGTGCGCCGGTCCGTGGGTCAGTGTCGTAGTTGGGGCAGTTGTCCATTTTCTTTTTCAAATGCGCAACTGCAGATGGATTAACCGTGTCCATGTTCCCTTTCTCAACATCACGTATCATCTTGCAGCCGCAGTCAGGGCATTGCGTGGGTCGTTGACGTGTATCCTCAAAGTAGTGGCCGCAGAGGGCACACTGGTAATTCTTTTCCAATCCGAATCACCTCCACAGATCTAGCTGGGCGGAGCTGGGACAAGCGACTGTTTGCATACCGGGCACGGACCATGAAGGACACCGTTGCCGGCATAGTAACCGCAGGTCGTGCAATGAACTGCTCCGGTCTCTTCAAGATCGTTCGGGTTATCCGGAACAGTCATCTCGCCGGCGGTCCTAGTTGTTCTGGGTACGCGCTTTCGTGTACGTTTCTCAGGTTGCACCTATTCCTCGCCTCCTTAGCCGTGTGGCCTGGTTCATGACGTCGCCGAAACTACGCTGCTCCTGTTCTTGGTCTTCAGCCCCAAAGCCTGATGGCTGAGTACCAGTTCCGCTGGTCTGGTCGCTGGTTGCAGTGAGGCCGTGTGCCTTGGCCTGTTTCATTTGTTCCTTGACTTTCTTCTTGTGCTTGGGCTTGGTTTTCGCTTCCTTGGTCTTGGCCTCTTCTTCGTCGGAGCTGTCCGATTCTGGGGACTCCCCGTCCTCAACTCCACTGGTAGCGGTGCTAGAGGCTTCGCGCACTTCCTTCGTAGACTTGCCTTCTCCAGCTGCTTTGCCTTCCTTAGCGGCTTTCTCCGTCAAACTCTCCTGTTGGCCACCACCATCCGCATTCTGTTCTCCTTCAGAGCTACTGTCGTCGCTGCTGCTACTGTCCTCGACCGCCTCTTGGTCTGGGGAGCTGCTGCTATCGTCAGAGGTGGAGCTAGACGAAGTGGAGCTCTCGTCACCGCCGCCGAAGCTTGCCTGCATCTTCTGGAATCCGGAGTTCAGGTCGGTGACTTGTTTGGTTAGGGCTGCAACTTTCCCTGCCATGTCAGTGTTGTTCAATGAGTGCTGTGCATGCATTTGCTTGAAGTTCTCCAACGTTTGCTGGATGGCTTCAATGTCAGGTGGGACGCGTACTTTGACAGGTGGATACCCAGCCTTCTCCATCGTATTGGGTGCCTGGCCTGTGTCGCCCATCTGTGCCTTGAGTTCTCTGTGAATTATGTCCACGATCTCTTTCTCGTTCAATTCTTCTTTCACCTCCCCACGTCCTTCCGATGAGTCGGAAGAATCTGATGAGTCCCCGAGTTTCTCCGCGTGTTTCTTCACGTCGTCGCTGAGTTCAATGTCGTACTTCTTCGTGGCTGCGATAATTCGTTTCCACATGAACTTCTGTTCCTGCGGAGAATACCCGGAACGGTTCTTCGCTTTCGAGAAGTAGGCTAACGCAGCGCGGACGTGCGCTTCGGTGTCTAATGGGTACTTGAAGTTGGTAGGGTCTGCGTACTGGCCTTTGCTTGTTGGGTAGCCTTTGGGTGGTGATTTCGGTGCGCCTTTCTTCACTGAGGGCGCTGCTTC